CAACCGCTGAAGGTCGCGCATGGCCATCAAGCATGCCTGCTCATGACACAGCTGGTGCAGCTGGGTTCCCAGGTTTCGGTCCATTCGCTGACCCAGGTTCAGCTGGTGAAACCGCAACAAACAGCTCCGGTGATCGTGCTGCTGCATACTTCAAGTCTGTAGCTGGTTCGCTCCGTGGTGGTTCTGGTTCGTACATGGAAGGTAACGGCGGTCGTAAGATGACTCTTGACGTTGTTTCGCAGGCAGTTGAAGCAGGCTCACGTAAGCTGCAGGCTGGTTGGACAATCGAGGCAATGCAGGATCTGAATGCACAGCACGGTCTGGATCTTGAGTCAGAAATGACCCAGGCTCTGTCCGCAGAAATCGTTCAGGAAATCGACTATGAAATCATCTCCGACCTGTTCGCTCTAGCTGGTACAGTCGAAACATTCGACGGTTCTGGTGCTGGTGTATACGGTGGTGGTGGCGCAGGTAACTACGCTCCAGCATATGTTGGTGACCGTCTTGCTAACCTAGGTGTTATCGTCAACCGCGTTGCTAACGAGATTGCTCGTAAGACACGTCGTGGCGCAGCAAACTTCATGGTTATTTCCCCACTGATGGTTTCTGTTCTGCAGTCGGCTGCTAAGTCTGTCTTCGCACCTGCTGTTGAAGGTTCCTTCAAAGGTCCTAACAACACGATGATGGTTGGTACTCTGAACGGCACAATCAAGGTCTACAGTCACCTGTGGAACCAAGCTGGTGCTGGTCTTGACCTCGGTGGTGCTGATGATGTTGATGACGTCATGCTGATGGGTTACAAAGGTGGTAACGGTGAAACTGATACCGGTTACTTCTACTGCCCATACATCCCACTGATGAGTTCCGGTGTTATCGTTCACCCAACAACCTTCCAGCCAGTCGTCTCTCTGATGACTCGTTATGGTAAGGCGGTGTTCGTTAACGCTGAAACATCTCTCGGAAATTCAAGCGATTACTACGGAAAAATCAAGGTTCAGGCTCTGGATCTTCGTTAATCGACTGATTTCCTTCGGGAAAGTAGTAAAGAACCCCGCTCCGGCGGGGTTCTTTTTTAAGATGTAGGTAAATGAGTTGACTATTACCGAGCAAAGACGTATAAATAGCAACATGGATACGTACGGTAAGCAAAAAGATGGTAATTATCCTTTGCGGTTGAAACACATTGGATTGGAATTGCTGGAGAAATACAAAGGTGCGAAGCTCCATCATCATATCAAGTGTGTTCTTTGTGGACATAAATGGTCCGCTACCCCTGTGTCAAAAATACAGACGCATAAGAAGTATGGAGTGAATGGGTGTCCAGAATGTAGACGCCAACGATTCACCGAGAAGAAAGAACACCAATTAACTCAAGACATGGAACACCTACGTTCTCGAAATATTGAAGTGCTTAGTCCAATAGAACCAGGACAACTCCATCTCACCACAATCAAAGTGAAATTTAAGAATACAAAATGTGGCCATGAATTTGAAACGCATCCGGGAAATGTGTTACACAAAGGAATTGATTGTTCCGTGTGTGGCAAAGAAGAACGAACCAAAAATATCAATGACTGGTCTAAACAAAATTCAGAAGAATGGTCCAAAACCGCTACAGAATGGCAATTATACAAATCTAAAGCGGCATCTCTCTCCCGTAAGAACTACACAATGCATAAAGAACAGATCAATCCAAACAATCTCCCTCGTGGTAAAGCAGGACAAGTGGGTGCATATCATTTAGATCATATCGTTCCTGTGCGGTATTGTTTTGAGAACAACATTCCTGAAGAGATATGTGCCCATCCAGACAATCTTCAAATGCTGGGATGGAGAGAGAATGTTGGTAGTAGAGATAACCTGAAAGAGAGCGTGAAAGTTCCTACAATATTCAAAGTTTTTATTGGTTGACAACATTGGCATAAATACTATAAAATTCCACAGATAGAACACAGAATGATAATACCAACAAAATAAATAAACATTAAGTTGTTCTGAGAGATATTTGATGGGAACGAAACTAACATTCAAAGAATATTTGGAATCAAAAAATCAGTTACGTGAGGCTGCCTCGAGTATTCCTAAACGTACTGCGCAGTACAATGTTCGTAAATACTGCAAGTTGGTGGTTGGTGAATCAACTGACGACAAAGAATACATCAACTTAAAACCACAAAACAAGATATTTGTAGAGTGGTTATATGAAGACGTTGATGACCCTACTGTGGTTTCGATTAGATTCGATGGCGTCAAAAACGTGGATATTGAAGAAGAACACAAATCAACCTGGCGCGGTGAACGTCTACTAAAATGGCTTTCACGGAATGCAAAAGAATTAGCATAAGGATAGTGTATGTTACTAGTAGAAATATTAACTGGAACCCTCAGTAAAAAATACCTCCAGGGCGAAAAAACACGCTGGACTGATTGGGATAAAGGAACTCATAGCAGGACCGGCAACCGAGAAGAAATTCCTATGCGGAAGGGCTTGAAGAAAAGCTCATTTAAAAAACGCTCGAAAATGCAACGAAGCCGAAGATATCACACTGAGTAACCACGCATCATAAATACTCCTAAACACAATAGGAGTTTATCTTATGGGAGCGTTTGACTCACCTAACGACGTAACAGGCCAAATAAAACACGAAGGTGATACGATCACTTTGACGTTTTCGCCTGGCGTTCCTAATCCAGGTCAAGGAACTGTTAGCTGGAACATTCCAGCCCCAATGCTCGGCTGTGCATCAGACAGTCCTGGAGCATATTGTGGTATGGTAGTTTTGCTGAGCGAGTCGGCACTAACAACAAACCACGTTCCTACTGATGGTGTTTTCTACGAAGGGGATCCGACCGCTGATAAAGATAAACACGTCGGTGATGCAATTAATGGCGCTCTTGTTATAGGTGCTTACTATGAAGGCGAAAAGAAGTCACGTGGTGAACCGTTAACAACAAGTTTCTCAGTTAGCGATCTAAAACCAAAAACAACATACTACGTCATTGGATATGCAGTCGATTGTCAAGGTCGATACCACAAAGAAGGCCAGCGCGCATATTCTGATAACTATGGTCGTTTGACAGAACCAGGAACGCCTAGTTCGCAAACTGTTATTCTCAACAATAACGAAGGAACGTTACCAACAGACGGAACTGGTTTAGTTCCAGGTATGATATACGAGTTTGAAGTTGAAGTTAATACAAACTTCCCAAGTCGTTCCACCAGTAGAATTGTTAAAGTATCAGAAGATGGTGCTAATCTTGGAACATATCAAGACTTATTAGACGCAATAAACAAACAACTTGCACTTGCGGATTCGCCTTTGCAATCTCCTGTTCCTCCAAACGAAGGTCGTTATTTCCTATCCGGAACAGATGTATACCAGTGGGATGGAACGATATACCAACCTGTTAATGTTTTGAAAGAACCAACTGATCCATCAGTTGTGGTGATGGGAAGCTATTGGCATAATCCTCAGACGGGTGAGTTAAAACGTTTCAATATTCCAAATCCAATTGGTTGGAATGATATTAATGCAGTGTCGTACCATAAAGACCCTACGTCGATGTTTGGTGGTGGCGATTACTGGTTTGATGGAACAAAAGCATATGGTTGGTGTTCAACAACGTGGTGCGAACAACAACTTTACAATCAAGCAACTGATCCTACAGATTCGGGAGTTCCGGATTGCAGCGTGTATTGGTTCGACCAAACAGAAAACGTTCTTAAAACGTGGAATCGTGACTTCGAGAGATGGGATATCACTTATGCTATACAATGGAACACTCCTCCAAATGTTCTAAACGTAGGTGCATACTGGTACAACTTAACAACCGAGACTCTGAATGAGTTTGACGGAACAGATTTTATAGACATTCCGTTTATACGAAGTGTAACTGAACCAACAAGCCCAAACGACGATGATCTATGGTTTAATCCTCAAAATGAGCATCTTAGTGCGTGGGATGATACCACAAGTCAGTGGATCGACGTTCCTGTGTTGGTTTGGACAGAAGATCCACGTAACACCGATTCGTGTGATTTGTGGTGGGATGATGTTAATGACCAACTTTACCTGTGGGACGATGTTCATACCGAATGGGATCAGATTGTTAATTTTATTCAAAGTCCGACCGATCCATATGGTGCTCCTCAAATACAATACGGAGAACTGTGGTATAACACTTCAACAAAAGAACTGTTGAGGTGGGATGGTCTTCAATGGAAAGCAGTTACGTTCATCAACCATCCAACAGATCCAACAATATTTTCTCTTGGAGATGTATGGCACGATACACAAAATGATACGTGGTATGCATGGAATACGCCATCTTCAGGTTGGAACGAAATTAACCCAATTGACGTAAGTAGCGATCCATCGATTATTCCAGCGGGAACAAAATGGTATGACACAACGAATAAAGTGTTATATGAACGCCAAGGATCTGGATGGGTAACAATTCCACTATCTACTCAACCACTCATTCCTCGAGATGGTGATTTGTGGTTCGATACGACGAACGATAAGTTGATGCAGTGGGTTCGCAACCCGACGCGCGATCCTAAAAATCTATTAACTTCTCAGGGGTCGTGGGAAGAAGCCGAACCGATAGCAAAAGCAGTATTAAACGATAGCGGAAATCTTGTGCTGCATACAACAGGAACTGGTACCAATAATATGATAATGCTCCTTGTTCCACCTGGAACAAACTATGGCATTGTTGAAGGTAAGGCGACTGGTGATGCTGGTTATGATTATCTCTGCTGTCATTATAGCGACTATACGGATATCAGCGTACCGGAAACTTCAGTTGGACCTGATACTTTCTTGTTTGATTATCTCGTACCACCAGGTCAAATCCTACGTCACCAATATGGAAGTGATGGTGTTCATGAACTACCAACATATGAGCAGATTGGTGTTGGGGATGATGGTTCGCCAGACGAACGAAGAGAAATTGCGGATTGGGTTCGCTCGCAGCTAGGCTATCCCGTCGTTGAAGTCGAACTAACACCAAAACAAATAAACGAAGCGATTGATATGGCGATCGAAACACTTCGCCAACGCACATCGATTGCTTATCAACGTTCGGCCTTTTTCTTGGATATCAAACCAGGAAACCAACACTATAAGTTGACAGACAGAACATGCGGATTCCATAAAGTTGTTACGATTATGGCAGCGTACAGATTTACATCTGCGTTCCTAAGCACCGCGCACGGTGCTGGTGTTTATGGGCAGATTGTTCTACAGCATCTGTATAACATGGGAACATTCGACTTGTTAAGTTACCACTTAGTAAGCCAGTACGTCGAACAATTAGAACATCTGTTCGCAACTCGATTGACATTCCATTGGAACGAATCTGACCGTGTGCTAAGTTTCTATCAAAAATTTACGGTGCCCGAACGCGTTCTTCTTGACGTAACGGTTGAGAGAACGGAACAATCAATAATGACCGATCGTTGGGTGAGAACGTGGGTCAAACGTTATGCGCTGATGCGTGGAATGGAAGTTCTTTCCAACATTCGCGGAAAATATGCATCGCTACCAGGTGCTGGTGGTGGTGTTTCGCTAAATGCCGCTGATCTTATGTCACGAGCAACAGAACTCCGCGAAGAACTAAACATGGAAATTGACGACTACATTGCGAATGACAATGAAGACATCGGCATGGAAGGATCATTCATCCTGGGGTAAAATTATGAAATTGCATGACATCAAAGAGAGCGTACAAAACCTTAATAAGGGATTTCACACCAACATCGACAAAGAAACAGTTAACAATAACAATTTCCGTCGAGTGTTGTTTACCACTAAAAAAAGCCAATTAGTCGTGATGAGTCTGCAACCAGGGGAAGATATAGGAGAAGAAACACATGATGGTGATCAGTTTATTCGCGTCGAATCTGGCAAAGGCGAAGTGTTATTAGGCGAAGAGAAGAAAAGTTTTGGTGAAGATGATGCTGTATTGATTCCTGCGGGGATGAAACACAACGTAATGAACACAGGAAACAAGCCGCTAAAGATATACGCAATATACACTCCTCCTGAGCACGAGCCGGGAACGGTTAATAAAACCAAACCAAACGAAACGGAAACAGAGTAATGGCATTTGATGACGCGTGCAAGGGAACAATAGGACCTAATCACCCAGATCCAAAAACTCCATCTAACACTCGTCCAGGGTGTGAACCTAATGCGTCTGGTGATTCGTATTGTCCTCCCGTCAATGCTGATAAAACATGCAATCCATTCCAATTAACAAAAAATAGGGATTCGTGTTTTATTGATAATGTTGTTAACGAGTCGTTGAACATCGGCGGGGCAGAATTCAATGTTTATAAGCTACTAGGTGTTCATGAACAATGTAAGACAGTTGACGCAACAGGTAAAGGAAAGCCGTTGTCAAGTGGCGCAGCACCTGGTTTTCCTGCAAGTCAGGCGTTTGATAAATTCATAACCGAATGGCGTTCTGTTCAACGTGGTGATGGTGTAGTTGCATCCTCATATATTGGATATGATTTTGGAGAAATAAAAACAAACGACGACTCACGTCGTTTGTATGGAATCGAAACAAGCATTCGCAAGCACATAACAGCAATTGCAATCAAACAATCTGCTAATGCAAATAATCGCGTCACTCGTGCAAGAATTGAACGGTCTGAAGATGGTCGCAAGTGGTATGGTGTTGCTGTTGTTAATTTCCCTGATGATGACTGCCTTAACACTATTCTGTTCCGAGATAGCGTTCCAAATCAGTACTGGAGAATCCGTCCAATAACTTTTAACGGCGGTCCAACTGATTACTGGGGAGTGCAAGCGATACAAATGTTCCACAATTATATCGCAACTGCTGAATGGAATATCCAAGATAAAATTTTCTTGGAGAATCGTGATCGCGACTATGCTCCTGAGCCGATGTTAATAAAGGGGTCGTACGACTTAATCGATGTTCAGTCGGAATTGTCTAAGTTTGGTATTGAGCTACCATCACAAACGATATATGCAACTGTTAACTTCTCTGCTTGTGTGGCAATATTAGGTAGACCACTAATTATTGGTGACATCATTGAACTTCCAAGCGAAGCGCAATGGTCAGCTGAGATGCGAAGAATACTCAAGTGGGTAGAGGTAACTGACGTGGCGTGGAGTACAGATGGGTATACACCAGGTTGGCAACCAACGCTTCTACGAGTTGTAATGCAACCAGCATTCGCATCGCAAGAAACGCAAGATATATTTGGTGATTTAGCAGAACAAGAGTTGCCTGACGAACTTGGATTGGTCGACAAAGGCGATGGTCGTCACACTCATTATCAGGATTATTCCGACATCAGTCAAACTATACAAGCTGAGTCCAAAGACATGGTTCCTCAATCAGGTCGAGAAACATCCGGAACAATTCGTGCGTGGGAACAAGAAGAAGTTGAAACAGCTGCTGCACAAGGTGTTCCGTTGCAGCGAATTGGTCAAAATCCAAAAGCTGTGTATACTGAAGACGCCATGCCACCAAACAACGCTCCGTTTACCGAAGGCCCAGAATATCCACAAGATCCGAAGCATGGTGAATATCATCGCTTGACATATGAAGGGTTGTCAAAAGATGTTCCTGCTCGGTTGTATCGGTATTCATCTTCGAAAGGACGATGGGTTTACCTTGAAACAGATCGACGGGCGGAATTTGATCCAAACAAACCTAGACTGCAAGAGTTTTTGACAGCACCTGGCCGTGTGTCCAACACAGAAATTTTCCGTAAAAATCCTGATCAGTGTGAGGATGAATAATGAAGTTGTTTGAGATTAGAACTGCTGCATATAAAGCAGCAAAAAGAAAATTCCCAAACATGCCTGATTATGTCGTCAAAGATTTAGTGTATGCAGCTGTAAAAGAAGAACCGGAAGTGTTAACTGGAAACGACTGGAAAGATTACTATGGCGATCTTCGATGGGAGAAAGAAAAATTATTCATAACAATCGACGTATTTAACCAACAAACGCAGGAACATTTACGCTTGCGAGCGGGTGGAAAATCAAACCCATACAATGTACGTAATGATGCAGAGCGTCACGAAACGCAAAAGCGAATGATTGCATCTGGTCCTTCACAAGAACCGATTATTGTAATACATACACCTGACGGATATGAACTACAAGAAGGGTTCCACCGAACGATACAAAGTTTACAAAAATGGCCGCAAGGATATGAACAAATAGCATGGGTAGGATACAAATAAATGTCAACATTTAGAGAATTTTGGTACGATAACCAGTTAAAACGTTATTTGATTCAGTTCTGTGCAATCTTTGCAGATATGAACGTTCAGGTTGGTTGGAATGAGGATAAAGAACCGCGACTAGCGAAAGTTCCGATATATGCAGCAAGTAAAGATCGCGTCGTCGCTGCCATAAAATCAGAGAACACGCAAAACAAACCAATTCGGATTCCCGCACTCAGTGCTGCAATAACAAGCATTGAACTTGCACCTGAACGAAGAAAAGGTATTCCAAATCACCGCAGACACACAGTAATGCCAACTGGTGGATTGTTTCCTGATGATATCAAAGTTGTTGAACAACGCATGCCTGTTCCATACAACCTGACGATGGAACTTGGTGTGTGGGCAAGCAACCAAGACCAACATTATCAAATACTAGAACAGATAATGATGATCTTCAATCCGATGTTGCAGATTCAAACAAGCGACGAAGCGCTGGACTGGACGCAGATAACAACAGTGGAGTTAACAGGAATCCGTCCAGAAGAAAACCTGCCAGCAGGCGCAGAACGTCGTCTCATTCAAACGATGATGGAATTTTCCATTCCTGTATACATATCCGTTCCAGCAAACGTACATGACAAATACATCCGAGATATCTATATTCGTGTTGGTGCAGTGTCTCAGTCAGCACAAACGTCGGAAGATATTATTGCTGAACTTGATTTGCAAGGAATTCCATACGAACTTAATTTCTCATTAGATGACGTAGAGATTGATTAAATTTCGTATTTTTTACGGAACACAATATAAATACTACAGGTTACAAATGTAGTAACGAATAGTAAGGAGAGCCCGAACATGGCAACATTGGTAAGCCCAGGAGTCAGCGTAACTGTAACGGATGAGAGTTTTTACATCCCAGCCGCAGCACCAACTGTACCCCTAATTTTTATCGCAACAGCCGACGAAAAATTGCAGCCAAATGGTGTGTCGGAGGCTGAAGGAACGTATGAATATGACGTTGTTCGCACCGTAACATCAATCACGCAAAGCGTCCAGCTGTATGGCGAGCCTCGGTTCCTTGAAGATCCGGGTACTGGTCAGCAATATCATGGAGACGCTCGTAACGAGTATGGACTATTTGCATTGAATCAATTCCTCGGTGTTGGTTCGCGTGCTTATGTTGTTCGCGCTAACGTCAACCTAGACGACGATTTTGATCATATTCAAGATTACTGGGATCGTAAAATTACTGAATCAAAGGTTGTGCTAGAAAACTACATCAACCAGTTCATTAATGAGTACAACGAAGCAAACGGACTAATTCCAGCAAGCCCAGGTTACAAAATTACTGTAACAGGTCCAGAACTTGCTAGCCTAGTTGAAGAAGCAATGCCTTGGTTGGACCCTGTAACGGGACAGTTCAACTTTAAGAACGTTCATGATGAATTCCTAGATGACCAAACATCAGGTGGAACACTACCTGGTCTAGAAATTTACGGTAACGGCTTCGGTCAGTTACCAACAGGTAACTATGCAGGACTAACGCGGATCGCTCTTAACATTGGTTCGTATCCGACATATCCAGGCGGTGGTACAGTTTCTGGTGAATTTACAGCACAAGAAGGCGGTGATCTTCTCGTAGCGGCCGCAGACGACTTCAAGTGGACACAAGAGTTCAGGAATCTGACCAGCCTTGGTGCTAACGACGCAGCACGTCGTGTTGCAATCACTACAGCACTCCAGGCACAAATCAACGCTGGTTCTGAAGCTGGTAAACAACTGCGTTCTGAAACGTTTGACTACAACCTGATCCTGTGCCCAGGATACCATGAAACTGTGGATGAAATGGTTGCACTGTCAGTTGACATCCAAGAAGAAGCGTTAGTCATCGCTGATACTCCTGTGGATAGAACTCCAGACGGAATTTCAAACCCAGGAACTGGTTGGGCTGCAACAACATCCCGTCAGCGTTCACCACACGTTGCGTATTACTATCCTTGGGGCCTGGCTTCTAACCTTAACGGTAAAGACGTCTGCGTTGCACCATCAGGTATTGCACTACGCACTTACACGTTTAGCGACAATGCGTCGTTCTTGTGGTTCGCACCGGCAGGTTTACGTCGTGGTCTGATCACCGGCGTTGCAAACCTTGGTTATGTTTCCGGACAGCTTGGTGGGCCAACAACGTTTGTGCCATTAGCGCTAAACCTTGGACAGCGTGATGCTCTATACGACTCAAATAACGCAGCTGGCAATATTAACCCACTGGTTTTCTTCCCAGGTAACGGTTTTGTTGTTTGGGGTCAAAAAACATCAGCTCCAGCAGCTAGCGCAATGGATCGTGTAAACGTTTCACGTCTAATTAAGTACATTAAACGTCAGTTGCGTCGTAACACATTGAGCTTCGTTTTCGAACCGAACGATCAATTAACACGTGATAACCTCAAGGCATTAGTTGATAACTTCCTTGGCGACCTGATCGTGAAGCGTGGTTTGTATGACTTCGCTACTGTGTGTGATGAGTCAAACAACACACCAGACCGTATCGATCGCAATGAGATGTACATTGACGTGGCGCTAAAGCCTGTGAAAGCAGCAGAATTTATCTACATCCCAATTCGAATTCTCTCCACTGGAGCTGAATTCACATTCTAATGGGTAATGTGGGGAAACAGGATAAATAGCAGAAACAATTAAAGGAAACAGAAAACATGGCTACAATAAATGATATCGGCATTCCAGGAATTGGTACAGGTATCCTCCAGCCTAAGCTGAAGAACTTGTGGCGTGTCACGTTCGCCAACCTCGGTGGTGGAACTGACTCGCAACCATTGAGTCTTCAAGCCATAAACGTCACGCGACCATCTCTATCGTTTGAAGAAGTGGAACTGCACCGTTATAACTCACGTGCATTCGTCGCCGGTAAACACTTGTTTGAGCCGATGACAATCACGTTTGAAGACGACGTTACAGGAACAGCGTCTCGTGTCATCCAAGAACAGCTGCAAAAACAACAATGGTTGATTGGTGCAGAAGGTCCATGGTTAGGTAAAGGCGAAGAAGGATCACTATACAAATTCGTTACTTACCTTGACCTAATGGATGGTAAAAAGCAAGTGATTGAAAAGTGGACTGTTGAAGGTTGCTTCTTCCAGGCCGTTGATTACACCGATCTTGACTATGCAGATAGCGCTGCAGTTCAGATCACTGTAACAATTCGCTATGACCACGCACGTCAAGGCGAACTAAATGGTTACAACGCTGGTGAAGGTGTTGCAACTGGTGGTGCTGGTCGTATTACTGGCTAATTAGTTTAGCACGGAAGCTGCCAAGGAAGGCAATCTGCACGGAAGCAGTTTGAGAGCGGTGGAAACACCGCTCTCTTTTTGTCTGTTTACCCTCCATAAATAACACTATGGCTAATGATCCAAGACTATTCACTGTAAAACCTTGCGGGATTCAAAATCAATCCTCGGCAAATGCTGCCAGTAGGAAAAAAGGATTCCTAGACAATATTATGAAAGTTGGCGACCTTGAGTTGCTGAATGACATTGGGTTTGGAAAAGTTGGTGAAGGTCTTCGTGTATTATCGTTTGTGTCGGATTCAATTAGAACAGGCGAGTCTGCAGTTCCAGGTAGGGAAGGAAAAGATACTTATACGACAGCACTAGGACGAATCGCTGGAACGGCTGTTGATGCTGTGAATGAAGGTGCCAATGTTGTAATAGATACAGTTGGGTTAGGTGGTGTTGCTGATGCGGTCGGTCAACTAAATCCACAAGTAGCAAACCGAGCATACGGGCAAGCAAAGAACATATTCCAACGCGTCAAACAAGGAAACTTTAAACTAAGAGACATCCCTGAAGTCTTTCAAGACTTGCAGAACCTAGAAACGTTAGGCAGAAACATCTTCGGTAACAGCGGTTCCGGACAACCAACCAAACGCAGAGAACTTTGTGGTGCAACACCATACGCACGAGATTTAATCGCTTATGCCCCAAAGTTTAAATTTTTGTTTATCGTTGAGATTATCCCAGCAGCTGCTTATGCCAGTTGGTCTGACTTTACGGACGCAACCGCGTTCGTGGTAAAAACAAGCACTCGCCCTCGTTTTGATGTTGAATATGAAGAAGTTAATATGTACAACTTCCGCACAAGAGTTCCAAAGCGCGTCGAGTATCCTGCAATAACAATGTCATTTTACGATGACAATAAGAACATGGCACACAGTGTATACACGGCATATATGCGAGCAATGAGTCCCATAGCAAACATTAAAGCTCAATATCCTCAAGCAGGTGAATATGAAAAAAGTGGCATGGATTTCGCTCGTTCTGCAAGCTCGGCGACATTTAACCCCACAACAGTATTAACTGCAGGCCACAGTGCGTCTTTGGGTCCTCTTGATAAGAATGCTACTAGCATATTCTCCGAAATTAGGTTACATCACATCTTTGATTATGGAAATAGAATGAACACATATCATTTCTATAATCCACGTATAACTTCATTTACTCCTAGTGAACTATCGCAAATGGAAACGGGCGATGGAACTGATTTCGAATTTGAGTTCGTTTATGATGGGTTGTACGTTGACCATAACGTTAGTTTGCAAGCAGATAGGCCTACGTTCCTAAAAGATACTACAAGTCGACATGGACAGTTCCCAATCGATCCTGTTTATGATGAAGCTGATCCGTCCTCTTCTAATGGTATCCCATCTGCGGCCGAACAAGAACAAAACGCACCATCCACTAGCCTAGTAGCAGGAGTTGAGAATCTTGTTGGTGGAGTTCGCGATATGTTCGGAAATGTTATAGGTGGTGTACAAGATACGTTTGAAGGGTTAGTTGATGGTGTGACTGGTCAAATAGGTGCTGCTATACCAGAAGATATACGTGCGTTTGGGACGAACGCATACCAAGCAGCCGGTGATGCGTTGCGCGGTGCGAGAAACGTCGTTAATGGTATAACAGATGGTGCTACGGGGGCTGTCACAGCCGTGCAGAACGCTTCATCAGGACTCACAGGCGCAATGAATCAAAACATATCCGCCGTTCAAAAGTCATTGGGCGGATTAGGCAACACAATAAGCAACGCGTTCACAAAAGTGAAAAACTTTGGCGGATCGTTCTTCTCGTAAAATGTCTCGGTCGTATAAACAAGGATACTTCACCCCGCTCCACCCCTCAAAATATAGAGGCGATCCAGCCAAAATTAGATTTATGTCGTCGTGGGAACTACACGTGCATAAGTTCTTAGATGGAAATCCCAACATTCTCGAATGGAGCAGTGAAGAGATAGCAATTCCTTATATTAAACCAACGACTGGACGAGTTCATAGGTATTATCCAGATTACTGGGTTAAGTATAAAAACAAAGCGGGTCAAATTGTAGAAGAGATTTGGGAAGTCAAGCCTGATAATCAAACTAAACAACCAACACGAAGAGGGAAACGACAGAAACAACAATTGTTTGAAACTCTTCAGTGGGAAGTTAATAAAGCGAAGTGGAAGGCGGCAAAAACCTTCTGTGATAAACACGGATTTGTTTTCCGTATTATCACAGAAGGCCAAATGTTTAAGTGATCAATGACCTGGAAAGTAATTTCCGTATGGTGACCATGCATCATTTAGGATAACAGTCCATTGCGCTGGGCCATCATGACGACTCATGTAATACGGCATGTTTTTTCGTGATGTTGCTTCGATCCACGAATTCCTTGGGATAGCAATCATGTCAACCATATTTGCTTCATCCATTCGCTGCATAATTTCAGCATGGTCGGCTGCTTTCTTCGCGTCTTCAGATGAAACTCCAAACGCTTCAATAGCGTCCTGTAGCTCTTGTCCTGAAACAGAACGACTGTCATCCCAGTCCAACTGACAATATTTCTTCCAGTCTTCAGATGTCCATTTTGGCGCAGCTTCGGTTTGTCCAGCAATAACCAGCCCAGTCATCAGCACAGCAAAAATAAAAGTCTTCATGTATAACATCTCCTGTAAGGTTGAAATCTGGTAGTCATATTACCGAATATTCTAATATATGTCAACATATTTAGGAAGCCACGCTCAAAAAGTTGATAAATATGACAAACATCTATTAGAAACAAACAGTTATGAATGACGAAGATTTGAAAGGTTACAAGATAATTGAACATCCAATGGAAACTGTGTTGGACCTTGAGACAGGTACAACGCTAATCCCTGCCGTTGAACAACGAAACACCGAACTCGCAACGGTCGAAGAATACGACGGAAAAGATAAAGAAATTGAAACTCAATTTCAAGAGGTTTACGACGCTGCCATGGATGCATATGAGATGCAAGCAAGTGATACAGAAACGATTGAGCCCAAGTATCGCGCTCGTAATCAAGAAGTTGCAGTTCAATATTTGAATACGGCTCTAAACGCCGCACGCGAAAAAGCAAACCTTAAACAATTCAAAGACAAACTGGCAAACGACAAACGGATCATCGCTGGACCAAAAACAGTAAACCAAAATTTGATTGTTGCGGACAGAAACGAAATACTAAAACAATTAATGGGCAAATCGGATGAGGACGACTAATGCCTCGTCAAAAGAACCCCAATTTAAAGAAAGCAAACCAAGAAGTTGAATTTACGTACGAACAACTTCAAGAGCTGAAAAAGTGCGCCAACGACCCGGTTTACTTCATAAAAACATATGTTCGCATCGTCCACCCGACGAAAGGAACAGTAAAGTTCCGGTTGTTTGACTATCAGGAAGACATGATCCGTGCATTCCATGATCATCGATATAACATTGTACTATCTGCTCGACAAACTGGAAAATCGACTGTCTCTGCAGCATTTCTTTTGTGGTATGCAATATTCAACTTCGATAAAACGGTTCTTATCGCATCACGTGCAAACGACCACGCAATGGAAATGATTCAGCGCATCCGCTTTGCTTATGAGCACCTACCGCATTGGTTGAAGCCAGGAGTGCAAGAAGATGGTTGGAACAAACACACTGTAGGATTTGATAACGGCTCGCGTATAATGTCAACAGCAACGTCTGAGAACGCTGGTCGAGGATTTTCTATTTCGCTGCTGTACTTGGACGAATTTGCGTTCGTTGCGCCAAACATTCAAGATGAGTTTTGGACATCAATATCACCAACGTTGGCTACAGGCGGTAGTTGTATTATGACATCTACTCCAAACGGTGACATGGATATTTTCGCTGAAATATGGAGAGGTGCTAACATTCCGAGTTCCGATCCTAATGCCGTTGTTGGGCATAATGGATTCTATGCAACTCGTGTTCATTGGGATCAGCCACCTGGTCGTGACGAAAAGTTTAAAGAAGAACAAATTGCGAAACTGGGCGAACGTAAATGGCAACAGGAATATGAGTGTATATTCTTATCGTCTGAAGCTCTATTGATTAGTTCAATATTCTTAGCAAACCAAGCACCGATAATTGAAAAGATCAAACCTATCAATGTTGTGAATGACGTTGTGTTTTTTAAGGAAGTTGAACAAGGAAAGACATACCTTGTTGGAGTGGACCCTGCAACAGGAACAGGCGAGGATTATAGCGTAATAACAATGTATGAATTCCCGACCCTGATACAGGTCGCCGAATATCGTTCTAATACGATGTCGACGAATGACTTGTATGGAGTTCTCAAAAACTTACTGCTGTTCATGCAGAAAAAACAAACAATGGTGTATTTCTCGATTGAAAACAATGGTGTTGGTGAAGGGGTAATTGCTCTGTTTGAAGCTGATGAAACGTCTCCTGAAAACGCCGAGTTCGTTTCAGAGGAAGGCGCAAAACGTCGAGGGATGACAACAACATCACGAACAAAGATGCGCGCTTGCGTTAACTTAAAGGAAATGTATGAAAAAGGGAACCTGCAAGTATTATCGCGCGTTATGTTCGCTGAATTGAAAGGCTACGTCAGGTCAAAAGGAGCTTATGCAGCTCAACCAGGTTCTACTGATGACTGTATTTCTGCAACACTGATCGTCGTTCGGTTGATTGAGGAAATAGCTTCATATGACCAAGAAGCATTTGATAAGTTATATACAGGTGAATTTGAGAAGTGGAACGACTCGGATTGGGATGGATATGACAGTTATGATGACAATGACGAAGGATTACCTATAATCATATGACACACCCGAATACACGTAAAGAGGCAAAAGAAATCGGAGCGAAATACTACGAGACAGGTTTACCGTGTAAACATGGCCATGTTGCTAAACGATCGGTAGTGGATGGTGTATGTGTTGAATGTAAATCCAACTATAAACGTTCGGATAAAGGCAAATCAGCCGAAGACAAGTACCGCAGACGTCACCGTACAAAAATTTCTGCAAAAAACAAAGAATATCGACATCGTGTTGATTGGTATGCAAATAACCGAGAAAGCATAATTGAACGAGTAAAAGAATGGAACAAAAATAACAAAAAGAGAAAGATCCAGTCGTCGTTGGAGTGGAGAAAAAACCACCCCGATAAAGCATACCAAGCTACCCTTCGGTGGTTGAAAAACAATCCACATAAATCGGCTTTGTACCGAACTCAGCGTCGATCGAGAATACAGCAAGCTAAAGTTGCGTGGGCGAACGAGGATGTAATTAAAACTTTATATGAAGAGGCTCGACGATTAACCGAAGAGAGCGGAATTCCACATGAAGTTGACCATATCGTTCCATTAAATAGCAAAACAGTATGTGGGCTACATTGCGAAGATAATTTACAGATACTAACCAAAGCTCAAAATTTAAGTAAGGGAAACAAACATAAATAGTAAGGTAGCGACTAAACTCCTGTCTAGTCGCTACAATTGACACCTGTTATAACAGCACAGCGATTGCTGTAACAATCGTGATAACGTCTGCAACAACAGATAAAACTTGGGCTATGGTCTTCATGACACACTCCTTGCTCAAGCGTGATGCCATCTACTCCATGCCCCTACGGATAGCGTATTCACCAGGGGCTTGGTGCCTACCATCCGTAGTAGGAATATTATTATCCTCTGTTTACGAAGACGCGTCAACCCCGTTGACCTTTCTCTAAAAAGACCCTATAATGCTGATATCGTCAAAGAGATGAGAGAGCATTCAAATGACCGACCAGCCTCAAAAACCTGAAACTTTTT